CCATTACCTATAGTACCATTTTCTTTTTGAGATACTAAACCTGAAGGGAAGGCTATATTTATCTTGACTAGATCTATCTCGGAAGGATTACCTATTGACATATTAGCAGAAGTTTTAGTTACTTCACTTGCAGTAGCATTTTCAGAAGGTATATCTAAGCCAAAAGCACTATTTGTGGGGTATCCAGTATTTTGTACTTGGTCTAACGTAGCATTTATTGCAGAGGCTTGTGAGGCACTACCTATTCCAGCTGGAGTAGGTAAATATGGTTGATCTCTTTCTCCTGTTCTGAAAGCAAATCCAAAGTTATTATAATTGTATTGAGGAACTTCATTAGATGTTCTTACAGGACTTGATAGTATTGCAATAGTATTTGCTGTGTCGATTCCTCCACCAGCTGTTAAAGTTGCTCTATTATTGCCTGCGTCGTAACTTGCTACTTTATCTACTAAGTCTAAAAATAAACTTGTATTTGATTTAGTTACTGCTGGAGCTAAGTCTACTCTTACTGCTGAAGTGTTTATAAATTCTGTTATTTTTGTTGCAAGCTGTGTTCCATTTGGTCCAGCTCCGTCTATTCTTAAATACGCAGGAACTATATGTGCAGAAGTATCATACACATCTCCACTTGCAAAAGCCATAATAGAAGTATCAGTTCTAATAATGTTATTTCCTGCAATAGTATCTCCGGCGTTTATACCTTTCTTGGCTGCTCCTAAAATTTGTATCTCTCTAGTACCATCTGTAGTTAAAGAGTATTCAAAGATAGAAGGACTATTATTATCTACTATTATTTTACTACTAGCTGTATATCCTGAGTCTACTGATCTTTGAGGTGAAAAAGTATTATTATTATCTTCTCCTATTACAGGATTATTGTCGAGTCTTATACTTGCTGCTCCACTGACTAATCCTTCTATCGGGCCTTCTGATAGTGCATCATATATTACTGCTGTTTGAGCTGTTGATTTTCCTTGAGTTGTGTATGCCATTATATTATTCCTCTTCTACTGCCTGTCTGTCTATCCAGTCCAAGTTGCCACCGCCGCCGTCACTAGAGCCACCGCCACCAGTTGACCCTGTTCCTGAACTTCCTTCTGAAGGTTTTGATACGAATTTATATCCCATTTGATGTTTTACTCTACGTTGTGTGAATCCGAAATTAGTAACTGCTCCGCCAACTTCCATTTTTCCATAGCAAATTGGTACAGGTACTCCCATTTTTGTTGTATTGACAGGACCGTTGAATAATGAGGACTTTTCTTCATTTAATTCATCGGGGTCATCCATTGTTAATTCTATTATACCTTGTAAGGCTAAGCTCACCCCTGCAGTAAAAGCTGCCGAAGATAGATAACCGCTAAATGATCCGGCAGTACCAGGGAAATAAATGGCAAGGGCTATAAGTATTATTCCTACAATTAGTTTAGTCAAACCACTTTTTGAACCTGCAGGAACTGGAGAAATAATTATATCATCTTTTCCTAAAGTGTCTCCTATATTTTTCATACCTATAAAGTCTTCTCCTTTTTGAACAGTAAACTGAACATCAGAATCTGTACACTCTAGTAAGTATCTTCTAACTCCTCCTTTCATACAGTCGAGTGCATGCATAGCCTCTTGGACTGTGTTGCAGTTAAGTCTATGAGTCTCTCCAAAGAGTTGTCCCATTCTTCCCATTAAGTGTATTGTTCTAGTCATAATTTGGTTCCAAAATATATTGGTCTTTGTCGGGATACGATACGATTAAATATGGTATACCAACGGCGTTACAGTTATCTATGTCATGCTCACTCGGTTTACAATCTCCGTCATAGTGGCTATGGACTACATATAATATTTTCGAATTGAGTTGATATGTAATGAAAGTTTTTGCGTCCATTTCAAATCTATCTTTTTCTTCGGAAATATTTTCGAGAGGAATATAAATTTTATTATTATTTTCCTCTATAACAAGTCCACAACATTCAAACGGGGCACACTGTTCAGCATGTTGAAATATTTCATTCATCACGAGAATGCTCTTGCTCCTGGGAATCCTCCAAACGGAAGCTCTACACTTGTATCTGTAGCAGCTTTTCCTGTGCTGGTTGCTGTACCACCACTAATTGGATTAAACCCAAATCTTTTCTTACATCCTGTAGTAGTCTTACTACACCCATCTCCTCTTTCCCAATAAGGGCCATGTCCTGGAGCTTGATCATCACTTGGAGCTTTTGCTTTCCATACTAATGTTTTACCATTAGTAGAAGAAGTAGAAACATTGTCAGTAAATTTTACATAACTATTATCTCTATCATCTAAAAAGCTAAAGTATTCCGTACCATGAGAGTATGTCGAGTATACTCTGATTCTCTTAAAGTTAGGATTACTATCTGATGGTGTTCCTGGTGAGCTTGTAGCTTTTACGGCTTGCCAGTAGTCTGTTGCAGTAACACTTGAATTAGTACCGTCTGCATTGAATCTTGTAGTTGTTTTAGTAGTCTTGTAATAAGTATTTATAGTTATAGCACCACTAGAATATGTTGTAAAAGAAGTTGTACTTGGTATTATATATTCATCATCTTGATTTACATATACTGTGTACTCTGTACCAGTACCTCCTGTTTTTATTTTTCCTTCTAAGTGCCAATTACACCCACTTTGTGCTTTTTGCCATTCGTCTAAGTGATCACTTGCTCCTTGATACATAAAAGGACATCTCTCCGCTAAGACATTTCTTGCTGGTAGAGTTACTCCTTGTATATCAAAAGGTGCAACTAGTTCAAAAGTCACAGATGCTTTAGATCTTGCTTTAATTCTATCTATTACCCATATAGACCTTGGAAATTCTATAGGAGGACTTGCATCTCCTGTTTCTCCATATAAGTATTTTTTAAGAGTTAATCTTCTAATTGCTTTTAGTCCAATTAGTTCATGATAGTCAAAACCTACAGCGTCACTGAGAGCACTTGTTATATTTGCCATAGTAATTGAAGGTCTAGCAATAGCGCCATCATTCTTTAATTCAAATCCATCTGCTTTTATAGGGAGAGGCACATAAGTACGAATAGTAGAGTTAGTATCAAAGTCTCTCATTCTAAGAGAAGTTGATTCGTCATCATCTATCCCATTAGTAAAATATGCAAAGTTATCTTTTACAAATTCAACTTCATATAATTCTACCAGTTCTGAACCTGGGTCTAATTTCTGTAAATCCTTTACTATTATCTTCTCAGACATTATGCTTCGTATACTCTCCTAAAAGTGCAACTTAGAGAATAGTAATCTGCATACTCCCAAGTTTGTTGCCATTCATCACAAGTAACCTTTACTGCTTTTTCTCCGCCACCTTCATTACTATCTGCATATGTATAGGTAAAAGCAGTTACTCCACCTTTTAGTTCAAAAAAGTCTACTATGTCGTCTATATCTTCTTTTGTTCTTGTTGCAAAATTAATTGAAAATTCTTGTTTTAAATTGTTTATACCATTTGCTAGTCTTTGTTCATAACCGTCACCAAATTGTGTTTTAAATATTGTTGGTGTGTTCTTTCTAGTAAAGCCTTTGTCTGGTCTAAAAGTTGTTGTTCCGTCACTGAATCCTATTGCCATATTATCCTGCTAGTAGCCCTCCTGGTCTTTGCTGTTTGCCTATTTCTTCTAGTACAGCCATATTGATTGCTTGTGCAAATTGTTTTCCTGATTCTGCATCACTAGTAGTATCTGAACTACCATCTGCCATGTTTACATTGATTGTTGTGTTTACTGGGCCGTTATTCTTTCCTTTCATCTCTACAGGTATACTTCTATTATTTGGAAGAGGTACTACTGCTTCTGTACCATGGAGCATTGCTTGATATCCTGAGTTTGGTCCACTTGCTACTCCACCACCTGAATAAGAACGTCCATGTTTAGACATAATTCCACCATCTCTGCCCATATCTCCTGTAAAGAAAGCTCCTATAGCTTTAAAGAAAGTACCGCCCTCGCCTCTTGCTATATCCATTGCCATTTTTGCTCTTTCGTATATTGAAATCATTAATTGAATCTGAGCAACTCTTGCCATTATCTTTGCGGTCTTTTCTTCGTTTCCTGTTAAAGCTCCCATAGCT